GCCCGCTATATGGACGATTCCTACATCATCAACAAATCGAAAGAACTGCTGATAGAATTTCGCCGCCTGCTGTTTGGGCTGTTCGCCGAAAAGGGCATTATCCCGAACCCCAAAAAGACGCAGATAGTCAAGCTGCGCCGAGGTTTTACCTACCTAAAAACCAAATTCACCCTGTTACCCAACGGCAAGGTTTTACAGCAGCCTTGCCGTGAGAGCGTCATCCGGGAGCGCCGCAAAATCAAGAAGTTTTTCAATTTCCTGCAAGCGGGACTGATGACGATGGAACAGATTCTCACCTCTTATATGTCGTGGCGCGGGTCGCTTGTGAAAAAACAGGCCCGCCATTCTGTCCATTGTACGGATTTGCTGTTCTATAAGCTCTACGGCATCATGCCGTGGAAGATAAAATCCAAACGAAAATCGAAAGCGAGGCACATTCAATGGAAAAATCTCTTGAACGCATCGACACCATCAATGCCGAAATCACCGCCCTTAAAAGCCTGCTGACTGATACCGACTATAAGGCACTGAAACACGCCGATGGCGTTATGAGCGCCGAGGAGTATGAGCCTATCCGCCAGCAGCGCGAGGAATGGCGCGACAAGATCAATGCGCTGGAAACGGAACTGGCCACGGCTACACAGGAATTTGACGCTGAAATGACCAAGATGGCCGCCGCGCAGGTAAAGGAGGGCTGAGACCGTTGAACACGAAAAAATTGTTTATTTCCCAGCCGATGCGCGGCAAGACCGATGAGGAAATCCTCAAAGAGCGTAAGGTGCTGATTGCCGATGTGTATACGAAAACGCATGAGGAAATCGAGGTCATCGAATCCTTTTTCGAGAGCGCCCCGGCTAACGCAACGCCGCTGTGGTATCTGGGCGAAAGCCTCAAGCTGCTGGGCACCGCTGATTTTGTGGTGTTCGCCCCCCGCTGGCAGGATTATCGCGGATGCCGCATTGAGCACGATGCCGCCGTAGCCTACGGCATCCCTATCGCGGAGGTATAAGCGTGCCGGACTGGATCATCAAATACTGGGTGCAGTGGCTCTTCGGCCTGATCTGCGCTGCACTGCTGGCAGGCTACCGCCACCTTGCCAAGCGGGTGAAAGAGCAGGAAGAAGAGCGCAAGGCCATCAAGGCCGGGCTGCTTGCCATCCTGCACGATCGCCTGTATGCTGAGTGCTCCCGCTGCCTTGCGCAGGGCAGCATCGACACGGACGCCATGCGGAATCTGGAATACCTCTACCGCAGCTACCATGCTCTGGGCGGCAACGGCACGGGCACCGAGCTGTACAACCGCGCTAAGGGCCTGCCGATCAAGAACGATTGAACACATCCAAAAATGGCCTGTTTTTGGACGTGAACACCTGTACAACGAATACATAGGAGGAAATCATCATGGATTTTGCATCTTTTGGCATTGCGGGCGTCGCCTGCATCACCGTTATCTGCTACCTTGCCGCAACGGCTGTTAAGCAGACCCCACTGGCCAACAAATGGCTGCCGTCCATCTGTGGTGCGCTTGGCGGCCTGCTGGGGGTGGCCGCCATGTACATCAACGTGCCGGACTTCCCTGCCGCTGATCCGCTGACCGCTCTGGCCGTGGGCATTGTTTCCGGCCTTGCGGCTACCGGTGCAGACCAGGTTATTAAGCAGATCGGCAAAGACAACTGACACTTGCGCGGGCATCCTTTTGCGGGGTGCCCGCTTTTTTCGTTGTATCGTAAAATACGTCACATGACACTTTCACTGACACTTGCCCTTGAAAGTGTCAGTCTGTCAGATTTTCGGCTGACACGCGCTGACGCGGTTTTGCTGTGTGTCAGCCGATTTGTCATACAGATTTTTGGTGTTATATCGATCTATTATTCCTATATATGACACTTCTGACACTTAAAATATAAAAAGATAATATAGGGTATAATACACGCATAAAAACGCCATAACGCCCATGTATGCAGGTGCGCATATGCGCGTGCGCGAGAGTGTCACAGGACAGCAAAAAGCCCATCGGCAG